TCGACTGGTAGCAGCCAAGGTTGCGTCGGAACTGTCGTATACCCAATCTGCTAGCTTTCCGTAACCCTCACCAAGACGAACACTAACTGGAATGTGGATTACCGTACCGCGCTGGTCGGCAAGATGCTGATAGTCGCATTCCACGCCACACGCCTCAACTCCGACTGGAATGCTGCGAAGGAGTGGGAGATATCCCAGCTTTTCACGCTCCCAACCGGCTTGGAGGCGGCTTTCGAGGTGCATTGCGCCGCCGTGTCCAATTCCAGCGTCGGGCTGCATGGCGTCGAAGTGCAGACCGCGGGCAACGCCATCGCCCTCCGCTCGTCGGAGAAGATGACGATCGGCAAGGGCGGATGGGTCGAGGGATGCATCACGGTGCCGCTCGCCTAGGCGAATGTCACGCCATCTGGCACGGGGATAATCTTCGAGAAGCATTGGATGACATCGTTTGGCCCTACACCGCCGATGAGGACCACCGACCCGTCCGTGTTCCAAGTCGCCTGTTTTCCGTACGCGATGCCGGCCACATTCGCGACGCACCCCAAACTGACCGCTTTGGAGGGTTTCACACCCGCTTGGAACAGCCAGACAGTGAAGTTGCCGACGTTCACGGTGCTTCGGAACGAAGACAGGTCCACGAAAATCAAACCGTCTTTGACTGTGATGGTGTTAGAAGCGCCATAAGAAGCCGGAACGAACGATGTGGTGTCCTGCCATTTCAGTTGGCATTGCTGGGTTACGGAAAGCTAGCAGATTGGGTATACGACAGTTCCGACGCAACCTTGGCTGCTACCAGTCGATCCCATGTTGGCTACCCGGATGATACCGTTGGCCTGTACGATAAGCGTTCGCGCGGTCTGGCCATTCGCGACGCAGCACATGCTGTTGACCTCGATTGGCGGCCTATACGCTTCCGGCAGAACATACTTGCACTGTTTCGCATCCCAGCTTCCGACCCCTATCGCGCCGCTAAACTTCACGAGCATCAATATTCCGGCTTTGATGACAACGAAACCATCGGCATTATAGAGGGTTACGGAAAACTATCCTCATGAGATCGGATAGCAGAGCGAGCCGACGCAACCCTGATTGCTGCCCGCGGCTCCCATGTTCGCACATCGGATGGTGCCGTTCGGATTGACGATGAGCATCCTCGCCGTTTGCCCGTTCAACACGCACACCATTCCATTGACCTCGATAGGCGGACGCAGTCCGGTTGGGATCGTGTATTCGCATTGCACGCTGCTCCAGCTGTCTCCAGCGAAGGAACCGGAGTATTTGACCAGCATCATCATGCCGGTGCGGATGACCGTGAAGCCCTTCGCGTTGTACAGGGTTACGGAAAGCTATTCAGCAGGTCATCAATATTCCGGCTTTGATGACAACGAAACCATCGGCATTATAGAGGGTTACGGAATCCCACAAAGCCCCCCTTGGCGTGAACAGGCGTACCGGCGTGCCGACCGTGAGGCCGTCAAGCGGGATACGCCACAACGGCATGTACGCGTCAACCGCGCCGGACAATATCTTCCCAGACGGAATGGTCGGGTCAGCGGCGGCGGTCGCATTCGGCGAACCCTTCAACACGGTCAATGCCACATTCTCATTACCGGTCTTGGAATCTCGATGGTAATGCGCGCAGATGATGTCATTGCGTTTCACGCCCTGCGACCCGTTGGAGATCGTCACGGATTCCGCCGCCGTGATATGCCAGTCCAAGCCCTGGATCGACGCGCAGCCGGTGCCGATCGTCGCCCTGTTGGGCGAACTCATCGAACACTTGAACGCGTCGCCCCAGTCGAACACCACGTCGGACTTCGAAAACTTGGCCTGATGGATGATCGCCTTGTCCTCGCTCGAGATGTGCGCGACTCCGGCCTTGCCGTCAACCAGTTCGATGGTCACTGTCCAACCTCCTTCAACCATGCTTCAAACGATTCATCATCCTGCTGCATGAACGCCATGAAAGACGAGTTGCATTTGGAACAAAGTTCGTAGATGTCGGGCGTCACATCATCCGCGATGCGTGTCGCCTTGCCAGCCGAATAGCGGCGCACGGTGAACCATTCACGCGCCTCCGTATCGCCAGCTGCGACATACGCGGTCTTGCCGCACTTGTCGCACACGTACTTCGAGTAACCGTCAGACTTCACTATCCAATCCTTTCAAACATGGAACAACCAAGCGAAGGCAACTGCCTCCACGTACCACCGAAATCCACCGCAGGGTCAACACCGGTCGTGTTCATCACGACATAGCCGATTGGAAACACGACCTTTCCCGTACTGCCGGAGCCACCGTTCACATGGGCGCTTATCACACCGTCCACGCTCACAATCGTGGAACCATCCACCCTCACGCCACCCAACACGTCCGTGGACGCCTTCGGCAGCGCGTAGGCGTTCGCGCCCCGTTCGACCGAAGCGAGCTTAGACCGTTCACCGTCGGTCATCATGCCCGACTTCGCACCATCGGCCACACTCTTCGCCGCATCCGCAACGGTCTTCGCATCCTCGGCGGTCTTGTTCGCCGCTCCAATCTGCGCCGCGTAATCGGAAGCCGTCTTGTCAGCCGCCTCGGCAACCTGCCTGACGGCATTCAAATCATCAGAATCGACATCCGCGTTTATCGTGCCGCCTGAAATCGACAGGCCACGACCAGCCGTCAAAGACACGCCACCACCAGGCGAACCACCGGAAGACGAAGAGGAAGAGCCGGAATAGTTCGCATTCGCCGACTGCACCGGCAGTCCGACCTCGAACGTCGAAGTCAAAATCCCGGAATCGATTTTCACAATCTGCTTCGTCACCACGGCGGTGACATTGACACCGGAAGCCTGATCCGTCGCGACGATCTTGTCATCCACGTGCAGACCATCACCGACCTCATCGGACAACGTCACCTCGACCGAACCACCGGTCTGCAACTCCTGCAGATGTTTCTTCGTCTCGGATTGCAGCGTGGACAAATCCGCGTTGGAATAGTCGTATGTGGCGCATACCTCATCGACGCCAATGAGCGTCTGCGTCTGACTCACCGCACCGGCTGCATCAGCGAAATAATTGACCACCAGACGATCTTTAAGCTCCTGCGAGCCAAGGCCGATGAGATGATTCACCGCGCGACAGTTGGTTTCGGCCTTGAAGTCCACCAAGTCGGAATCGATCGTGTTGTCGATGATGCCGACCGGCGTGATGCCAAGCAGGATGCGATTATCCTTGGCTTGGAAATCGAGGCGTCTGCCACAGGATGCGAGCAGATTACGGAATCCTGTGTAGGCGTCCACGTAGCGTGGATTTCGGAACATCCAATTCGACAAAGTGGAAGCATCGGAGGAATCGACGGTAAACACCGAATCCAAACCGATGCGCTTCAAAAGGCTTTTAAGGATGTCAGGCAGCTTGCCGGAGACGGTCAGGTAATCCTGATTCGCGTCCGGCTGCAATATCTTCGCCGCCAACATGCCAGTCCACGATTGGCCGATCCACATGGCCGTGGACACGCCACCGGAAACGGTCACACGACGGTCGATGATCCGGCCGCCCACGTCACTGCCGTCAAGCCAGAAATACCAACCACGTTCGATTTCCGGCGCATCCGGATCGTCGATGGTCAATTCGAAGTCGTTTTCGTCCGTGCCGCAAGCCCAATCCAACGTCACCTGCGAAACGATCGCACGTGGCGTCAGCTTGCCGTCGGCGAGGATAACGTCAGCCAAGGCACACCTCCCGAAACGTCAAACATGGTCAAATCGATGCCATAATTGCCGGAAACCGTCAACAGCGAATCTCCGGCCGGTATCGGCTCGAAAACATATGAGCCGCTTCCCCTGCCGTTGCCACGAACGCCCTTGTCGAAAACATCCGAAACGTCGCCGTTTTCAGCTGTCAACGTTATCGTCTTCCGCAATCCAGTGGCCGACAGCGACACATGACCGCCTTCCGGCACCGTCACATCAACCGCATAAGTGTTGCCGCCGATCTGGAAAGACGGGTTGACGCAAGGGCCGAAAATGACCGCAGTGAACTCGGCGGCCTCGCCGGTCGGATTATTCACCGTCAAGGCGATTTTCGACGGAGCCAAATCGGTCGGCAGGTCCAGGGGGAGGTCAATCTGCGAACCGGTGCCTGGCGTCATCGGGAAGAAATGCTGCACCGGCAGCGCGCGACGCCAAACACCATCGCAAAGGACAATCGTGTAATCGACTTGCGCGTATTCCGGCCATGGCACGAGACCGAGCGATGAGCCGACGACATACGCCCGCTGGAACCATTCGCCATCCACCGTCAACGTGCCTGGCGTAACCGCCTGCACGTCCGAATCGAAAGCCGTCTGCACCACGTCCAATCTTGACGGATCCGTGGTGCGGACGGTCATTTTCGCCGTCGACGCGTTCCGGCTCACCGATTTGATACCGCGAGTGGCCAAAGTGTACGTCCATGCGTACCCGCGCATCTCCTGCAGGTCGGCCACCCACAGACTATCGGTGTTGAGGTCGATGACCGTGCCATCATGCGACGCGTATCTAAGCTCGCGCATATCTGCGGATCAACCTCCCCAAGTCACGATCGCCGACCGTCGAATCATCGGACGCGGCGCTGATGATCGCGCCAAGATCGTTGTGCAGGCTGGTTATCGCCGCCACCACGGAAGCGGTATCAACCTGTATGCTGACCTGATTGCCTGTCATCTGATTGGCTGTGGCAAACACTTCGCGTGGAATCTTCCGCTCGTTCAGCAGGCGCATGGTATCGACGCCGTAATAGGCCGTGGCCGCGGCATTGTGCGTGTACTCGCCCGCGGCGAGACGAGCGTTGAGCAGGTACACGCTGTCGCTCAGACCATTGCCGGGCGCCCATGCCGGATCCACGTAGCCGGAGAACATGCCACCTCCGGCGAACTGCTGGAAGGTGCCGTCCGTGAACATGCCGCCTGTGTAACCGCCTTCCTTCTTCGTTTTCTCCGTGACGGTGAAGCTCTTGTCCGCGATCTTGAAGTTGTTGATGAACCGGAGCACCGGAGTCGCCTGGTCGTTGACCGAGGCGGTGCTCTTCTTGTCGTTCAGCTTCTTGCGGTTGACGGCGTCGACCTTCGGTCCGGCCTTGTCGGCCGAATCGAGCGTGTTGCGCTTGTCTTTGAGCCTCTTGGAGTTGGCCGCGTTCGTCTTCGGCGTGGCCTTGTCCGTGGAGTCCAAGGTGTTGCGCTTGTTGGTCAGCTTCTTCGAGTTGGCCTTGTCGACCTTCGGAGACGCGTTGTCTTTCGCGTCGAGTTTGGCCGTGGCCTTCTTGCCGTTGAGCTTGTTGACGTTCGCGGATGCGGTCTTGGCCTTCTTGGATGCCTTGTCGGTCGCGTCGATGGTGCCTTTGACGTGCTTCTTGCCGAAGTCGTCCATCATCTTCCGCGCCTTCTTGGCGCTGTCCGTGGCCTTCTTGTCGTCGGCTTCGAGCTTGGCTTTCGCAACCTTCTTGTTGAATTTGTCGAGGTTGGTCTCGGAATCCTTGGTTTTCTTCTTGGCCTTGGAGTCGTCCACGTCGAGCTTCGGCTGGTTGCCTTCGGCGGTCTTCTTGATGTTGTCGATCGCCGCTTTGATGCTGTCGGAACTCAGACCCCACCGGTCCGCCAAAGCGTTAGCGGCCTGTTCGCCCATGCCCGAAGCTTCGGCCTGCCTTATGAGGGCTTCGCGCGCATCCTGCAGGACGCCGTTGGCGCGTTCGATCTCGCCTCCGGTGAAGTTGGTGTTCTCACCCTGCTTGAGTATCTTCTCCGCAGCGTTCTGCGCGCTGCTGGCGATATCCTCCAAGGCATGCCTGGTCTTTGTGCCCTTCTCGCTGAATCGGTCGAGCAGGTCGCCGTTCTCGTTGAACACTCGACCATTGTCTTTGCAGGTGTCCGACAGTTGGCCGATCTTCTGGTTGAGCTGGTCCACGGCCTCGTCGGCGGTCAGGTTGTTGGATTCCAAGCCGAAGAGCGATTTGACAAGTCCGTCGATTTCCTCGGCCGCGTCCTTGGCGCTGCTTCCGAGGTCCTTGTTCGCGCTGGCGGTGTCCTTGGCGGCCTTCGATGCGTTGCCGTCGGCGTCCACGGCGTTCTTGGTGGCTGCGGCCTTCTGCTTGGTCTGTTCCTTGGCTTCGCTGTATGCCTTGGCTTCGTCCTTGATGCTGTCGCGCATCTTCTGCGCGACAGCCATCTGCGAATGGCCCTGCTTGCCGTATTCCTTCAACGCGGCGTTGACCTTGTCAGTCGCGTCCTTGTTGCCCATGGCTGCGCTGGTCATGTCGGTCAGGCTGACCTTTGCCTCGCCCATCCAATGCGTCATGTCGGCTCCGGCGAAGTTCATCTTCTGGTAGGAGTCGGCGATGGTGCTACGGACGTCACTGCCTGATTCAAGCGCGGACTGGAGCTGTTCGGTGGCCTCCTTGGCCTTCTGCTGGCGCTCAATAAATGAGGTGAGCGCCACTCCGGCGACGGTGAGGGCGATGCCCCACGGTCCGCCGAGCAGACTCATGACGCTGCTGCCGACGGCTTTGAATCCGGCGGTTTTCAGTTCGGCTCTGCTGGCGCTCGTGCCGAACGCCTCCATCTGCTCCTGCGCGCTCATGCCGCTCGCACGGAACATCTGGAAGGCGGTCTGCGCGGAGGCCAGAGCGCTTTTCATACGCTGGATCGGGTCGATGGCCAGACCAATGTTGTTGGCCATCGTGCTGGTGCTGCCGTTGAGATTGCTTGCGGCCTTGTGGACGCCGCCGAGCACGCCGCCGAGAGCGGCCATGACGATGATGGTCTGCTGCGCGCCGGCCGGAAGGCTGGCGAAGGAGTCCACGAGGGTGTCAAGCCCCTGGACGAGTTTGCGCAGTGGCCCTTGCGCGCCTTCGCCGATGGAGATCATGAGCGATTCCATGCTGCCGGAGAGGTTTTCGAGGTCGCCTTTGAGGTTGTTGTTCTTTGCCGCTGCCTGTTCGGCTGCGTATCCGCTTTCGGATACCGCCTTGGTCCAGTTCCTGACGCCTTTCTCTCCGGCGTCGTAGAGGTAGTTGGCGGCCTTGATGGCGTAGCTGCCGAAAATTGTCGCATTCGCCTGGTTGCGCTGTTCCTGCGTGAGGTTTTTCTCGGCTTTTTGCAGCTGTCCGGCGAAATTGGCCATGCCGACGAAGTTGCCGGAAGCGTCGTATGCGCTGATGCCGAGCTCCTTCATGGTGGCTGCCGCGTCGTTGGATGGCGCGGCGAGCTTCATGAGCATGCTGTTCAATTGTGTGCCGGCTTCGGCGCCGATGGTGCCGTTCTGGGCGAAGAGGCTGAGGACGCCGGTGGTCTCCTGGATGCTCATGCCGAAGCTGTTGGCCTGCGCGCCGCAGTTGTTGAGCGCTTCTCCGAAGTCGCTGACGTTGCCGACTGCCTTGCCAGCGCCAGCGGCGAGCGTGTCGGCGACCTGCGAAGCCTGGCTGCCGGACAAGTGGAACATCGACAATGCGTTAGCCATGTATTCCGCGGCGTCGCCCACGGCCATGCCGTCCGAGGCGGCGAGGTTGAGGGCCCCTGTCAGGCCGCCGGAGAGTATGTCGGTGACGCTCATGCCGGCCTTGCCGAGGTCGTTGATCGCGTCGGCTGATTCGCTGGCGGAGTAGACGGTGCTTGCGCCTGCTTCGATGGCGGCTTGGCGGAGTTGGTCGAGTTCAGCTCCGGTGGCTCCGGTGTTGGCCTGCACAGTGCTCATCTGCTGGTCGAAGTCGGCTGCCATCTTGATGGATGCGACGCCGAAAGCGGCGGCGGCGAGTCCGGCGGCGGTGAGGCCGCTGGTGATGAGCGCGCTCTTGCGGCCGGTGTTCTCCATGCCCGAAGCGACCGTTTTCGCGGTGCTTCCGGCGCGGGTCATCGCCGCCTCATATGAGGCGGTGTCGGCCATCAGCCGGATGACGATGTTCTTGTTCTCAGCCAAAGCATCCTCCAAAAATGTCAACAGGTCAGGTGCGCGGTCAACGCGTTCGCGGCCGGATTGTCCCTGCCATTCGCATCAGTCCACCGTTTCATGGCCTGCTGCATGTGCGCGGTGGCCCAGCAGACGCTGGTTTCGGCATGCAATGTAAGTTCGGCCTTCGGGTCTTGGCAGATCGAGCGCGGCAAACCGCATAGTGGGCACAACGAGCGTTCGTATTCCGCCAACGAGCGCATCCAATTACGCTCCGTCTCATCCCATTCGACCTCATCGCCCCTGCTCGCCCGCCAGCCCATGAACCGCTTGTAGCTGATGCCGAGCTGGCGGCAGATCCGTAGGTCCTCGACTAGTTGCGGAGAACCTTCGAGGCGAGGTCGAATGCCGCTTTTGGGTCCGCTGCGGTGCCGTTCAGTTCGGCGATGGCCTGCCAGATCGGCGTGAACTGGCCATCGGTGAGTTCGTCAAACAGATTGCGCCACGCCTGTTCGGTCTTGTCTTCGTCGGCTCCCGGCTTGCCGCCGATGGTCGCGGAATCAAGCATGAGCGGCAATGCCGCGGCTGCGGTGCCGAACATGTCGTTCGTGCCGTTCTCATTGCGGTGCGCGGCCAATGCCTGCGCCCACTTGCTGACCGGCAACGCCCGCAACGTGAGCTTCAATGTCTCCGCATCCGCCTGTTCGCGTAGCTGTTCGATGCGTTTGGCGGTGGCCTTAGCCTGCCGGTTCGTCCCGGCCTCCGTAATCTGTTCGCGCGTGGTCTCCTCGGACAGCGTATCACCCAATCTGGCGATGTCCTCGGCGATCTGCTGGTTGAGGATGATGTCGACCTCGCGCGTGCGCCTGGTGACTTTAAGCATTGTTGTTCCTTCGCTCTAATATTCATGTTCCTTTACTGGGGAAGAGAAAAAAAGAGGGTCCCGCGCCGGCGAAAGGAACGAAAGTCCGATGCGGGAAGAATGAATCAGGCGACCTTCACGTTCTCCGCCCAGCCTGGAGCCCGGACGGAGAAATTGACCTTGCTGCGCAGGACGCTGTTCGCGGCGATCGCCACCTTGGCGCTCATGCCGACGCGGACCGCGTACACGTTCACGATGTCGCCGGCGACAAAAGTCGAATCCGTCTGCTTGCCATAGCGGCGCACGAAGTAGCCTTCCGCACCCTCGGTCAACGTCTCCATTGCCATGTTCTGCGTGGAATGCGAAGTGTTGGTGTTGTCGATGACCTCGACGCTCGGGCCGCTGATCTTCTTGCGTCCGGGATTCTCGTAATCCTGCGCGCTGTTCTCGCGCTGGTCGGAGATGGAATCCTGCGACGGCGAGCATGACCAGCCGCCAAGGGTGACGTAGTTGCTCAGGTCGGTGCCGGCGCCGATCTCTGCAGCGGTCGGCTTCTGAATGTTTTTGATGGACGGCACCCAGATCGTGTTGACCAGACCGTCCGCCGGTGTGGAAGGAACTTCAGTTCCAAGAGTCAAAACCATGACTCCTCCTTATAAATATTGGGTCACATGCGTGACCAGTTGAATTTGAAAGTCAATAGGCGCACCTGATAGAGCAGGCTTGTGTCCTCTGCGGTGAGTCCGGCCGCATATACGCCGGAATCGGAGAACAACGTCAGGCAGCCGGTGTCGAACCCGTGCGCGACGAACCGTTTTCCAGCCAAGGCTGGAATCATGAGGTCATCGGCCAGCACGTTGACGGAATCGGTGGTGGTGCTCACGATGCGCACCAGCAGAGTGCCGATGCCGCAATGCACGTGTTGCGTCTCCCCGACGATGTGCCCGTTCGTGGTGACCGTTTCGATCACCCACGGTGGCTTCTCCGTCGGTTTTGGCGTGGTCTGCTTGAAGACCTTCCACCCATCCGCAGGTTTTGGCACATGGTCGAGAATCGTGTTCGACAAGGTCATTATCGACTGCACTAGAATCCCTCCACTGCGGCACGAGCCACATATTCCGCGAGCTTTGGCAGCTCTTCCTCGCCATGCTCGTAGAACCGGTGTGTTCCACCACCTTTAGCGGTTCCGAAGAACGCGATATTGGCTAGCGAACCAGCCCCGCCCTTGGTAGGGCCTATCTCGGCGGAAATGCGTCCCGGCGCTTCCTTCACCGTGTAGGTGATTGGGATGCGTCGGAATGCCTTGTTGCCGGAGCTGGAGAGGTCTTCGCGCAGGTCGTTCTTGACGTTCTGCGCGCCTTTCTTCACAGCCATGGTGATCGCCGCGCGGCGGGCGACGCCTTTGGCGAGCAGCTTGTCGGCGAAGGCGGTCAGCTCGGACGCGTCGAACAGGCTCGTGGCGTTCATGCATCCTCCTTCACGTTCCAGCGGCAGGCGGTGGCGTGCGTCTTCTCGGATTGCGGGGAGACGAGCCTGAGCCGTCTGCCTGTCAGCAGCGGGTTCGCGGATTCGGTGATCTCCACGACGTCTCCGGCACGCAAACCATTGGTGTCGTAGGGAAAGTGCACGTAGAGCGACCAGACGAGGCTTACGGCGCCCATGGCCTGGGCAGCACTCCCCTCGGCCTGCTCGCTGGCGAGACCACCAGAGGTCTGCACCTTGCACTTGCCCTGGTACACCTGCTCCGTGCCGGTGTTCGGCAGTCCCGTGTCCGGATCCGTAGTGGATTCGCCGGGTCGGGTCACCGTGCAATGGTCGGTCATGAGGTTTTCCGCGTCGCGGCGGGCCTTGACGAGGAATGATGCGCTGATTTTCATCGGAACACTCCAATCGACGTAACGTTCGCGCCGAAGCGGTTGCGCAGCCTGCGCTTGGTCGCTTCCGGCAATTCGGTCACGTCGATTTGGGCGGAATCGCCTTGCGTGTAGCCGACCTGTGCGTCGTCGACGCGCTCATAGCTGACGCCGACGTGTGCGCCGGGGCCACCGTCCTCGAGCTGGTGGAGTCCGGCCGCGACGTACGAGCAGACGAGTCTGACGACGTCGGCGGGGGTCGGGGTCCCGCCCCCCCCGGAGGGGTCTGCCGACGGCGGGGGGTATCGGATTCCAGCCGCCCGTGAAGGTGACGGTCACGACCGACGGGATGCGCCCGAAGGGACTCCATGGCTCTTCGCGGTAGAGCGAGGATCCGAGGAGTCGCCAGTCGTAGACGGTCTTGCCGTCGATGAGCACCCTGGAAACGCTTCTGACGGCCTTGCATGGCAGGTCGAGTTTCCTGGACTGTTCGCCGGGGATGTCGACGGTCCATTCGCCGAGCGTGATCGGACAGCCGGCGGCCGAGCGGACGGCGTCGGAGACCGAATCGAGCAGACTGGTTGCCGTCTGCTCGTCGGTTACTTCGATTCCGTTGCTTTTCAGGTCGTCCAAGGTGGCCAGTGCGGTCATTTCAGCCTCCGATCATCGGACTCGACTACTTGCCGCTCTTCTTGCCTGCAGCAGCATCCTCTTCACCGTCGCCGTCTGCGGTGGTATCGCTCACGACGGGGGCCTGCGCATCCTGCAGGGAACGACCGGTGGTGGTGGAGAGATTCAGGGTGATCTTGGTCAGGCACTCGGGGCGGATGACCTTGGCACCGTACAGATCGAGGCCGCGCACCATGTCGGCGAAGTCGGTCTGCATGCGCATGGCCTCGACGTTGCTGACCTGCTGTGCGAAGGTCACGGCGGCGTTAGTGCCGGCGAGAATGGACTGCGTGTCCGGGCTGGCGGACTTGTGCGGCACGTTGTTGGACTTAACGACGGTGAAGCCGCGCACCTGGCCGACCACGCCGTTGAGCAGCGTATTATGACCTGCTTCGGTGCCTTCGATGAAGCGGGAGTCCTGCAGCAGGAGCGCGTAGAAGTCGGGGCTGACGACGAGCCAGCGGCCCTCGTCGGGCACGTTTTGAACATCCAGTTTCCGTCCGGCTTCCACGACGGCGAGATACGCGTCGGCGGGGGTGCCGACGGCCACGGTCTTGGCTGGCGTGCTGACGGCCGTGTCCATGAGATTGGAGATGTAGTTCTCCACGTTCTTCATCATGTTGTAGGCGGCGGAATTGGTGAACTTTCCGGTCATGTCCGCCTTGGCCTGAGCCTTGTCGAGATCGTTGACCTTGAAGGCGAAATAGTCGGACTGATCGATTTCAAGGACGGCTGCTTCCTTGTCATTGGCATCGTCGACGGTGATCGCCTGGCCGCGGACGTACTTGCGCACAGTCACATCGTCGTATCCGGTAATGTGGACGGTATCGCCGGCCTCACGGATGTCGCCCTCATAATCGCGGTTGCACAGGCTCGGAAAGACGAGCTTCGCGCGCAGGGCTTCGAGGATGGCGGCGGACCATACCTCGGGAATGAAATTGGTGATTGCCATTGCTGGTGGCCTCCTTACTTGCTGCGGCCTGCGAGCAGATCATCCAGGCGGCCCTTGCGGCGCGCCTCGTCGATCTGTTTCGTGGTCATGTTCTTCAGATCGTCCCTGGTAAGCTGTCCCGCCTGATGATCGCCATCACGGGCGCCCGACGGTGGGATGATTCCCGCCAGGCCAGCCTTGTTCCCGCCTTGCGCGAGATACGGATGTGCTGCGACCAGAGCGTCGATTTTCTTGGAAATCGCGTTCTGGTCGTATCCTCCCTGATCGTCAGCGGTCAGATCGGAGAAATCTATAAGCTTCAATGCGTCACCCGGATTGATGAGCTTGCCAGTGGCTGCGGCGGTGACGTTCGCCTGGAGCACCTGCTTCTGCAGTCCGGCGATGGTGGCCTGCGCGGAGTCAAATTCCTTGCCGCGCTTCTCCCAGTCGGCGACCTGCTTCTCCAAGTCGTCCACACGGTCGGCCTTCTCGTAGGCGGCCTTGAGTTTCGCCTCGAGATCGCCATTGACCTTCTTCTGGCCGAGGAACTTGTCATGCCAGTCGACGGGCGGCTCCTGCGCGCCCGGATCGTTGGTGTTCGGATCCTGCTGTTGTCCTTCGGACATGGTGTTTCCTTTCATTTGGTGTAGACCTCGCCGTTGCTGGCGAGCCATCTGCGGTACGAGTTCTCCGCTCTGGCCAGCACGTCAGGCGTGACCGGCGAATCCGGCTGGTACGGGTTGCGGCCGGCGAGCGCTGCTTCGTAGCGGAGTCGTGCGTTCTGGAGGCGTTTCTGGGCGGCGGTCTGTTCTTCGTGTCTGCCTTGGCGCCATTCGTTGTTGTGGAGCCATTGCTGGCGTCGGAGCGCTGGGACTTGGGTTCTCCAGTTGTCGGGGAGGATGTAGCCCTCGCGCTTCAGGAGTTCGATGGTCTGTTCGCGCGGGAGGTTGAAGCTGTAGATGCCTTCGGGTGTGAGTCTGCGGTGTTGCTGTTGTCCGTATTGGTATTTGCGAATCATGCGGCTCCATCCGTAGCGGCCAGTGCCTTCGGACGTGGTCATGTGGACGTTGCCGTGTCCGATTGGCCGCATGCCGCGGTGGGCGTTGACGACCTGGTAGATGTCGGCGCCGTCTCTGATTGCCTGTGCGTCGGCATGTCCGAAGACCTTGTCCTGCTCCTCTTCGCTCATATTGTTGAAGCGGTCCATCGGACTGGTGATCCAGCCTTGTTTCTCGGCCTTTTCCTTGCCTTTGCAGGGGATAGTGCGGCCGTGGCATTTCGGGTGTCGGAGGAAGTCGTTGTTGTGCCGGAAGTATTTTCCGGCGAGGATGGCGCATCGTGGGCAGCAGTCGGGTGATTCGACGCGCACGTAGCCGACGCCTGCCCTTTGTGTGATGCTGACGCCCATCGCGCTGATTGACGTGTCCTCGATGGCCTGCATGGCCATCTGGCGGAGCGTCGCGCGTCCAGCCTGCATGGCATCCGATTCGTCCATGCCGGACTTGATGGCCGACAGGGTGTGCGTGACCGGGATGCCGAAATACGATTCGAGGTCGATGCCGCTCGGCGCGAAGCCGGTTCCGAATGCGAGAGGATTCGCGATGCCGCCGTCTGGCTGGATGTAATCGCTCTGTTCGGCGAGCATCAGCGTGGATGAGTCCATCGCGTCGGCGGCGGCGCGCGTCTGCAGGGTGGCGAAGAGCGTCAGGAAGTCGGCGTTCGTCCGATTCCAGCTGTCACGCACCCCTCGC